ATATTATCAGCAATCATTGCAGTACTACTTGTATTTGCATATAAGTATGTATCTAGACCAGTAATTGTAAATGAGATAATACAAGATACAGTTAGAGATACTGTATATATACAATCACCGCCTAAAGTAATTACAAAGGTAATTGTACAAGACACTTTTTTAATTGATACTATTTATGCTACAGATACTGTTATTGTAATGGACACTTATAGAGATACCATTATATATAGAGTAGTTGATGTTAGGCCAACACTACAACCTATCATTAATACAACAGAATATAAATTTAATGAAGGTATGCTAAAAGAATCATACAGTAGATTAAGAGTGTATGGGGGTGTGTTAATTGACAGTAGAGGATGGGGGTATACTTCACCAACCATATACTTTAATACAGACAGAATTAATTTTGGATTTAGTAAAACAATAAACAACAATGAATTTAAAATCACAGCTGCTATACGTTTGGGCAAAAATTAAAGACAAAAGTGCATTTTATTACATAATTGGGCATATAAAGCACAAGATTTATGGTAAAGAAATATATAATGTATTAAAACGTGCAAAAGAATGCCCTATTTGTTTTGAAAGATGTTACTGCATAGAATGTGGTTGTGAAACAATTCCTTTATTTTTATCTGGTAAAAAATGTAAAAAATGGAATGGCAAAACAAAGAAATAGACCTAGGTAATTTAGAACCTAATAAGGACTACGCATTTAACTTTTTGTATATGGGTGGTTCTAAGATTATGACTGTAAAACCTGCATGTGGTTGTACAGCAGCTAAAGTAGAAGATAACATTGTTAGCGGTATTTACAAAAGTGGTGCATTTCCACAGTATGCTAAAAGTCAAGGCTTTGCAGATGTAAAAGTTGTAAAGACTATTGATGTAATTACTAAAGACGATAAGAAACACAAACTGACTATTAAAGGACACTTGTATGATATTTAAAAAGTTTCCTGTAGTGTATTCATCACAACAAGATGAGCATGGTAACTATATAGAGTTTAGAGAAAGTATGTCTGCAACATTTGACAAAGAACCTTATATAAACAAAGAAGTAGTCATACCTACTTATATTAATGTAGCTGATTTAATAGTAATTGTACTTAGACCTGTTTTAGCAGGTGATGGTACTGTTATTGAAACTCAAACATTATTAGAACACGGTGAGAACTTTATGCGCACACATTGGATTATAGACTTACCTGTTGAAGAAACACTACGAATATTAAATACTAACGATGAAAACATACTAGATGTATAAATTTATTAATTCTGCTAATGGCGACTATAAAATAAATTTTTGGGAGATTAATCCGCAGATTGCTATTATACACCCATTTAGGCAATTGTATGAAAGAGATACTACTAAAGATAAAAGTGTATCGTCTTTAGAAATGTGGTGCATATTTATGTATTGTGACCCTAGTTATGACAATAAGATATTTAGATTACCTGCTGATAAAAAGTTAGACGCAATAAAATATGTAAACCCAGACTTTGATAAGGAAGATGCAGATATTGCAAAGTGTATTTTAGAATATGATGTGCATTGTTTAACTAGTGCAGCACGAGCATTTAAAGAAGAAGAACTATCATTACTAAAAAGGGCAGAGTTTATTAAAGATGCGCCATATACATTTGATGAAATAGCAACTAATAGAAGTGGAGAGTATATGTACACTAAACAAGGTAGCCCTATTGTAATTAAAGGTACTGCTAAAGACTTAGATGCGATGCGTAAGAATACACTAACTATTTACAAGCAGTATGAAGAAGTAAAGAAAATGTTTGAAGAAGAACAAGGAGAATTAAGAGTACATGGTGGTAGAAGGGAAAGTATATTTGAGAAAGGTGAACTGATAGAAGTAGATGATAAAGATTGATGACAAACCTATTTACACAGATTACATAAAGCTAGAAAACCAAGACCAATTTTTAGTTAAAGTACCTTTATTGCATCCAGATGACCCAAGGTATGCAGTATTTTGGTCTAAACAATTTAAGAACTGTATTGAAGGTGTATGGGGAGAAATGTTTGGTGGTTACAGATATATGCCTGGTAAGTTATACTTTTACAAGAACTACTTTTTAATTCAAGATACAGATGCTAACAAACAAACTAGGTATGTAAGACCTAGAACAGATGATATAGAATGGGAGTTAGCATATATGTCATTAGAAGCACACGGATTTAGTGGCTTTGTAAACTCAGAATACACAAGTTTAGAGATTGCTAAAGAAGGTAAGGTTACTGATTTAATCATGCAACGTTACCCAGAAGCAATAATTGATGGTAAGTTTAAAGAATATATACCGCCTAGAGAAAATATGCGTATGATTCATGATAAGCCACAAGGTAGAGCATTAATGCAAAACCCAACGTGGAATGAGTTTGTGTTAGGTACTAGAGGTGGTGGTAAGTCATTTAGCGCAGCAGCAGAAATAGAACACGGTATTGTATTTGATGGTACTACTATTTATAATGAAGACTTTAGACGAGGTAAACTAACTAGTGAATACATTGTAGGTAGTGCAGATTCAGATAAATCATCAGAATTGTGTAGTAAGGTAAGGGCATCTATAGAAGCAAAAGCTAACCCTAACTTTAGAGAGTTATTTGGTATATGGGGTAATCCAGAAGATGATGACTTTACACCAAGTCCTTTGTTTAAGGATATGACAGGTAGTTTAGTAAGTCCTAATAAAAAGAACCCTTATAGACACGAATATAAAGTACAGCTAGGTGGTAGATGGGTAACTAAAGGTACAAACTCTAAATTATTTCATGTAAACTACTCACCTAAAAAAGGTGATGGCGCACAGGCAGGTGCAGGGGGTAGATATTTAAAGAGTGTTATAGAGGAAGTAGGGTTGTTAGAAAATGTTATTGATGTACATACGTCTAACGATTCAACAGTAGCAAGAGATGGTGTAAGATTTGGTGTAGAAAGATACCAAGGTACATCTGGTAACATTGAATACATACAGGCATCAAAGAAAATGTTTTTAAGTCCGCAAGACTACAGAATATTAGCTTATGATAACCACCATGGTAGAGAAGGTAGAGATGGTAAGGTAGGTTTCTTCTTACCTTTTTATATGGTATTAAGACAATACAAAGATAAAAATGGTAACACAGACTATGAAGCAGCAGCAGAACATATAAATAAGATTAGGGCAGAAAAAGCTAAATCATCTAACCCAGATGTACTTAGAGAGGAAAAGATGAACAGGCCATGTTTTATAGAAGAAATGTGGGTAAACCCTAAAGGTTATTTACTGCCGTATGATGAAGCTGTAGTTAGAGAGCGTGAGTTAGTAGAATTTGATAAGTACAAACAAAAAGAAACACCTGTAAGATTAATATGGGATAGTAGTGTAGGAGAAGGTATATATAATGGTGTAAGAATACAGATTAATCATGATGTAGAACCTTACAGAGAATATCCGATAGACCCAAGTAAACGTAAGACACCTAATGGCACAGTAGTTATATACGAATTTCCACAACTTATTAATGGTGTTGTACCACCAGATATGTATAGGTTTGTAGGACATGACCCTTATGTAGAAGAAGATTTAGATAGGGGAGGTTCTGTAGGTAGTACCTATGTAATAATGAATCCTAAATATGCAGCACAAGGATATAATGGTAACACTATTGTAGCTAGTTATATAGATAAGCCTATCGGTGGTTTATCAGAGTATTACGAAAACCAAGAGAAGTTATTAGCTATGTATGGTAATCCACTACAAGGGCTATGTATAGAGAAAAACAGAGGGCAAGATTGTAGAGCGCATTATATAAAAAAGAACAAAGCTTACTTATTAATGCCATCACCAAACAGAGAACAAGGAACTAATATTTACCAAAAGAGTGTTACGTCTTATGGATATAATGTCGGTAATAGAATTGTTAAGTTACAATTAGCTAAAATGATGGCTGATTGGTTGTTAGAAGAAACAGAACTTAATGATGGTATTAAAAAGAATATAGAAAGAATACCATGTTTATATCTATTAAGGCAGATTATGAATTATGATTTAGATGGTAACTTTGATGCAGTAGATGGATTTAGAGGATGTATTGTAGCATTAAGAGAATATGAAAACTTACAAATATCAGAAGCAACTATTAATAAAGACAGAAAACAAACTTTTAGTAGGCTATTAAGCAATCCCAAAATATTTAGAAATGGCAAAGCAACGCAAAGGGTATGAATTAAGTGACTTTTTAAAGTTACGAATACCAGAAAAACAAAAAAATAAAGATTGGTATAAGTTTCAAGCAGATAGAATTATTCCTGCACAGACTACAGCTATGGTAGAAGATTATGAAGAAATGAAGAAGCTGTATGAGTTTAAGAATAACGACTTAACTAGATGGAAAGATGAAGTAGCATATTATTGTGGTAGTTTAGAAGAATATGGTGCAACAGAAGAAGAAATAGTACCATATAACCCTATACCTAATAAGATTGAAGTACTAAAAGGTGATATGCTATCTAGAGGTAACAACTTTAAAGTTATCTTACTTACTGCAAAAGCAATTCAAACAAAAAACAAAGACCTATACAATAAGATAGTTGAAAAGGTAAACACAGAGTTGCGGTTAGTTATTGAAGAACAAACTGCAAAGTTAGAAGGTATGGCTGAACAGGAAGTACAGCAGTACATACAGCAGTTAAGAGAAGAACTGTCACCAGAAGACATTAATATTAAAAACTACCAGTCAGAGAATGAAATATTAGCTAATAAGTTACTACAATTTACTTTATTTGACCAAGAGGTAAACACTAAAAGATTAGAAACACTTGAAGATACTGTAGTAGCAGATAGGTTTTATTTGTATAATGGATGGAAACATGGTAAGCCTTATATTGAAGTGCTTAATCCATTAAATGTTGGCTTTCACAAAAACCCTAACAGTCCGTATATACAACATAGTGATTGGGTATGGCACAGAGATGAAATTACAGTAGCTGATGCACTACAGATTTATGGTAATCAGTTAACTGATGATGAGTGTATGGAGATTATGCAGTATGGTCATACAGTTAATGCTATTGATAAAAGACACATGACAGAACCTGTATTTGACCATACAAGATATTTGTCGTTGTTAGAAACTTTAGGCGAGCGTACACAAAAGGGTGTAGGTTTACATCAAGGTACGTCACTAACTAATATTAATTTTACATCTACTTTATGGCGTGTGCATTTAGAGTTTAAAGCATTTCAAGAAGTAGTGTTCTTAACTGTTACAGACGAATACAATGAACCCATTACTATTACACTTGATAAAAAAGCTGATATTATTCCTAGTTATGCGGATAAGATTAAGTACACTAATAAGTGGTTTCAAGAAGATGAAAAGTATATGTGGACAGATGAAATGGGTA